CACCGACCCGATACTGTCACCACTCTGGGGTCAGTATGTCGGCGGCATGGTGTTCGTGCCGGATATGTGGCGTGGCCCAGTGGCGGCATTCTTCACCGCTGTCGCTTCCAACAACGGCGCCACCCGCAAGGTCTATGCCAATTTCTTCACACCGGAATTGGCATCCGCTTTCCAGCAATGGGCGCGGACCAACCCTGCCGCACTTTCGGAACCACCCAACGTCACCGCCGAGAAGGAAGCTATGGAAGCCGAGGCGGCGAAAGAGGACGCCGAAGCCAAGGCCCAGGCGGCGGCCGAGGCAGCCGAGGCGGCAAAAGAGGCGGCGGTCGCGACCGAACAACGTCGCGGGCGACGTAACAACGAGCCGAGCCGGGAAGCCTAAAGCACCCTGAAAGGAGGGGTCGATTAAATGGTCGCTTTTCTCTTGCGTATGGGGGCTGGCATCAACGGCACGCCCAACCGCGCTCACACCAACGACACCGAGGCGCAGTATCTGTTGCCACCCGGTCCGACGTTCTACGGATGCGGGCTGGTAATGGACGCTACCGGCAAGGTGCGCCCGCCGGTCGCGGGTGATCCGCCTGCCACCGGGCCGAATGCGGGTGGCGTCGTGTATGGCCTTTACGTGCGGCCCTACGTGACCAATTCCAACCAAGCCGCGTTGGGGGTGGACAGCCCGCCGCAAGGCACCTTGTTGGAACCGGCCTCGGTGATGATCCGGGGTTATATGTCGGTCATCCTGCGCGGCGCCGTGGCGGCCGTGAAGGGCGCCCCGGTGTTTTGCTGGAAGGCAGCGCCAGCGGGCGGACAGGTAACCGGCGGTATCACCGCAGACGGCACCACGCTGGCCTCGGTGATGGCGGTGCGCGGCTACTTCATGGGACCCGCCGACGCCAACGGCATCACGGAAATCTACTTCTCCGCGATCTAGTCTACACTGGCGTATATACGCCAAATCCTCACAATCGAATCAGCTTGAAGGGAAATCCAATGCCATTGGATAGTCTGAACGGCTGGGGTGGCATTGGCCACAACAGCGGTGCTGGCGGCGGCGGCAATCGTCGCGGCGGCATGTTTACCTACGACTCGTCGTTCTACGATTCGACCGGCGCGTTCCTGATCGGTGAATTGGAACGCCTCGACCAGACCATTCACGACCCGCTGTATAGCGTCACCTGGGGTCGCGATATTGATCTGCGCGAGGATGTCACCATCGGCGACGAAGTGTCGTCGTTCACCAATTCCAGCTTCGCGGTGGCAGGCGGTATCAACCCGGCTGGCATCAACTGGATCGGCAAGAACGTCAACACGATCAGCGGCGCGCAACTCGACATCGGCAAAACGCCGCAGCCGTTGTTCCTCTGGGGCATGGAGGTGTCGTATACACAGCCAGAGCTACAGTCGGCGCAACGCGTAGGACGCCCGATTGACGACCAGAAGTATCAGGTGATGCGCGTCAAGCACCTGATGGATACCGACCAACTGGTCTACCTCGGCGATGCCACACTCGGCACCTACGGGCTGATCAACCACCCGTCGATCGCAGTCGCCAACGCAAGCGGCGGCGCATGGACTGCGGCAGCACCCGACAACATCATTGCCCAGGTCAACGAAATCCTGACGACCACGTGGCAGAACTCGGGCTATGCGCAGGCACCCGACCAACTCCGCGTGCCGCCGCTGCAATTCGGTATGATGGTGTCGGCCAAGGTATCGACGGCGGGCAACATCTCGGTGCTGCGCTATTTGCAGGAGAACACCATCTGCAACACGCAGAACGGCAAGCCGCTCAACATTCAGCCGTTGAAGTGGTTGTCCAATGCGGGCGTCGGCTCAGCAAACCGGATGCTGGCCTATACCAAGCAGTATGACCGCGTGCGCTTTCCAATGACCCCGCTGTCGCGGACGCCGTTGGAGTGGCGGTCGATTTACAACATCACGACCTACTATGGCCGCCTCGGCGTTATCGAGGTGGTGTATCCCGAGACCTTGCTACTGCGCGACGGCATTTAGGCCGGTCAGCTTCGCGCCTCTTTTCAGCCCAGCGGGCGGCAGATTACATTCAGCCACAAGCTGCACGCCATCCGCACCTACTTTGCCGGTCCGAAAGGATAACCCATGACTGGACGTGAAAGCATCGAGCCGATCCTGCAATTCTTTGCGTATGAACATTTGCGCGGGGATTTGCAGGATACCTCGAAACCGTTCGGCGAACTTGCGGTGTTGATTGTCGATAGCCTGCCACGCAACCCGGAACGCACGGTCGCGCTGCGCAAATTACTGGAAGCCAAGGACGCGGCGGTGCGCGCCAAAATCTATCAGGGGTGAGCCATGCCAACCATCCACGTCGTCAAAGCGTTCATTTTTCAGACCCCCGACGAACGCAAACAGCAGTTCAACCCGGGCATCTTTGAGGTGCCCGACGAGACTGCCAACCATTGGTTCGTCCAGGCGCACCTCGCGGGCTATGTGACGCCGCCCCGGCAGACCCAGCCGAGCTATCAGCAGATGGAATTGGAGGTGATGCAGGCGGTGCGGCGCAACGAGCCGGTGGCCACCCAGGTGGCAGCGACCCAGCCGCCGCCACAGGCCAACGCCGAGGTGATGACGCCTGCCAGCGATCTGCCCGCGCCCAACCCCGACGATATGCGCGGCTGGCTGGATATGTCTGAGCGCAAGATGCACACCTTCGCTGGCAAGCCTGCCGAGGCGCTGGACGGCCCCACGATTTCCTTGCTGCCATCGTCCGCGCCGTAGCGCCGACGCCGCGTGGCGCCGTCTGGCGCCCGCCATGACCACGCTGGACGATTGGCGTCACCTCTTGAACGGAGAACCGCCGATGGACCTGATCCTGCTCGTCGTCATCCTGATCGTGTTGTTTGGTTTCGGTGGCGGATATTACGGCTACCGGGGCGGCTATTATGGCGGTCCCGGGTTTGGCATCGTCGGTGTGATCGTGCTGGTCCTGATCCTGCTGTTGCTGTTCGGCGGCCACCGGATCGTCTTGTGATGCCGCTCACCAGCAAAGGCAGCGAAATCCTCGGCAACATGCGCGAGCAATACGGCGAGGCAAAGGGCGAGCGGGTGTTCTATGCGTCGAAAAACAAGGGGACCATTGAAGGGGTAGACGCCATGTCAGTGACACCGAGGGCCGAGGATGACTGGTCGCCCGAAGCGCGCGCGGCGGCCGCCAAGTCACGCGGTGGTGGCGGTGGCGGCATCACGCCGCGCGAGAGCGAGCGGAACATCCGTCGCGATCTGCGCCCGCAGCATGAAATCGCCCGGGCGTATGGCCGCAAGCCCGAGGACATCAGACAGATCAAGGGGCGCGACCTTGTCACCGGGCCGTCGACACCGACGCCGCAAGCAGGCGTCTCGCCTTCGATCACCACGGCGCCGTCGGTGACCCCGTCGACGCCCAATACGCCCGCCACCACGACGCCGCCAACGCTGACACAGGCACCCACGCCAGATAGTCACCCGGTGGTGCTGGCGCGCGATCAGGCGCGACTGGCGGGCAGCCGATGAGCGACACCGTCCAACTCGTTCCGGGGCCGCCGCCGCGTATTCCGGCGCCGACGCCGCACGCGCTGCCCACCTCGACCATCACTGACCCGCCGACCTTCCGTTCGCATTTCCCCGAGTTTGGCGACGACACGGTTTACCCCGACGCGCGGGTGCAACTGTTCATCGATACCGGGAGCGTCATGCTCAACCCCTACCGCTGGGGCAGCTACATGACGCTCGGGGTGGAACTGTTCACCGGGCACATGCTGGCGCTGGGGCAGTATGCCGCGTCGCGCGCGGCCGGTGGCGGGGCTGGGGCAGTGCCGGGCATTTCCTCGGGCCTGATGACCAACAAGAGCGTCAGCAAGGTCAGCGTGGGCTACGACGTCAGTGTCACCGCGATGGAGGGCGCCGGGCCGTGGAATTATACCATCTACGGCCAGCAACTCTATTGGTGGATGCAGGTTGTCGGAACCGGTGGCGTTGAAATGCTGGCGCTGACCTACTCGGGCGGGGTGTGCGACGGCGCCATGCTGGGCTGGGCAGTCGGGGCGATGGGTGTATGGACGGGGTAAACTACCCGCCGCCACCTGACGACGAAGCCGCCCCGCGCGCGGGCGCGCGCTGGGAGACCGTGCAGCACCTCTACACGGTGAACTCTGGCAGCGCGCCACCGGCCAACACGCTGTTGGTGGGCGAACTCGGGCTGGAACTGGCGGACCCGGTCAAAATCTGGGCGGGCGTGCCGACCAGCATGGACGCTACGGGCCGCAAACTGCTCTACGACAGCAGCAAGGCGGTCGGGGCACCCTTCCCCGAGGCACCCACCGACGGGCTGGTCTACGGCCGCCAGGGCAGCACCACGTCGTGGCTGGGCGTGCTGCCGCTGACCGGGGGCACGCTCTCCGGGCCGCTGACCATTCAGAGCGCGTCCAATGCCAGCTTCTACGTCCACGCCACCGGGCCAAGCTGGCCCGGCGTCAAATGGAATACCGAACTAGCGGGCACCGCTGCGGGCTATTTTGAATCGCAGCGCTATGGTCTGAGCCGGTGGTCGGTGGAGTTTGGCGGCACTACCCGCGAGACCGGGTTCAACGCTGGCACCGACTTCCTGATCAACCGTTTCGATGACAGCGGCAACGTGCTGTATCCCAGCCCGCTCGCCATCACACGGTCGGACGGCTCGGTGCATCTCGGCGCGCTGGTGTTTCTTGCCACCGACCCGACCAGCGATCTGATGGCAGCGACCAAACACTACGTCGACCAGCAAAGCCCGGCGGGCAAATACCTGTTGCTGACCGGCGGCACGATCAATCCCGGCCCGCTGAATATCGAAAACCTGATCGACAACCCGCGCCTGAACCTCACCGGCCTCAGTGGCATCGGTTCTTACTGGCCGATCGTCACGCTGAACGTGCAGGCGGCCACCGGCTCGGTGGGCATCATTCAATCCCAGCGCAACGGTGCGCGGCGCTGGGCGATCACCTTGGGCGACGGTTTTACGCCGGAAATTCTCGGCACCACGGTCGGCACTGATTTCATAGTTTCGCGCTACGACGATTTCGGCGGGCTATTAGGAAACGTGCTGACCATCGCGCGCGGCAGCGGCAACACGTTCATCAACGCCGCGCTGACCATCGCTGGCACGGTGATCCTGCAAGCCGGTGATCCGACCACCGACCAAGGTGCCGCGACCAAGCTGTATGTCGATAACAGCGTTGCGGCGCTGACCAATAAATACCTGCCGCTCACAGGCGGGCGATTGAGTGGCGGGCTAAGCTTCGAAACGGACACGCCATTCACTGATCCGACCAACCTGACGCGCCATATCGCGCTGTATGACGGGTGGGGCGGCTTCAGCGTCACGTCGGGCCATTTGAACATCGTGGCTGGCACACAGTTGGCGCTGAGTTTCGATGGCCCCTCGATCTTCGTCGCGCCGAACACCGGCCTCTATGTCAACCGCGATCCGTCCACCGACATGGAGGTCGTCAACCTCCGTTACCTGAACACCAACACCATCAATGTCGCTGGCGGCGACGCGCGCTGGGTCAACGTGACTGGCGACGTGATGACCGGCAATCTGACGGTCTCAACGCCAAGCGCCGCCACGGTGGTTGTGAACGCTGCGATGGGCACCTCGCCGGGCTATGGGTTGCTGTCAGGTGGCAAGACTCGCTGGCTGATCGCGATCGATGCCAATTTGGAGGATGGCAGCGGCTTCGGCAGCAACCTCGCGTTCTACAGCTACCATGACGACGGCAGCTTCGGCGGCACGCCGCTGTGGATCGACCGGCAGGACGGCTACATCTGGGTCGGCAATACCATCTCGGTCGGCCGTGATCCGATCACCAACATGGAGGTGGTTACCCTAGAATATCTGCGGACCAACTACGCGCCGATCGCGGGCGGCGGCTACGTGTTGAAGACCGGCGATACCATGACCGGGCCGCTCACTCTGCCCGGCGGTTCCTACAATGCGCCAGCGCTGAATATCTCGGACGGCAGTGGGAACACTGGCTCGTTCTACATCGACCCGGACAACAGCAACCACTTCACCATCGATTTCAATGGCTACGGCGGGATGCTGGCGTTCGATGACGCGAACGGCGTCGTCTACATGAACGCCGTCGTGCAAACCTCATCGAATTTTCTGATCAATATCTTCAGCAGGGGACAGGTCTACAACAGTTTTGCGTGGTGGTCCGCCTATGAGAACGCGGGCGCGGGAATTTCGCCCGGCAATGGAAGGGCCGGTGATCTGACGATCGGTCCATCGGACAAGTGGGGCGACATCAGCACCAGCCCGTGGGCGCATTTCTACGGCGGCGCGACGCCATCCCTGACGGTGTCCTGCAATACCACCTTCGGCGGCACGGCGGTGTTTAACGGTCAGGCCAGACTGAACGCTGGTGGCCTTGTATCTTCTGGCGGCATCGTGTTCGCCGATGTGTCGGGACAAAGCCCGGCTGACGCGACGCGCCACATCATCCTGCACAGCGGCTTTGGGTTTGGTGTCACCACGCCACCGGCATCGACGCCGAACCGGCTGAACTACATCGCGGACGTGAACAGCTACCACGCGTTCATCAACGGCGTGGATACGCTCACCATCGGCAGCAGCGGCATCCAGATGGCCGCCAACACCGATGTCATTCTGTCGCGCGTGCCGACCAACAGCATGGGCGCGGTGCCCAAGAGCTACGCTGACGGCTTCCTGCCACTCGGCGGCGGCGTGATGACCGGCGGCCTCGTGTTCAACAACAGCAACTATAATCTGGTTGCAGGGCGACCCGACACCAGCCACCACATCACGCTGTTCAGCGGCTACGGGTTCTCGATCACGGGCGGGTCACTGAACATCGTGACCGGCATGACGACGTGGTTCTCTAATAGCCAGACCGGTCAGGACTTCGCATACTTCGATAGCTACGGCCTGCGCATGGTGGGCAATGCCACCGTGGCACTGAGCCGCGATCCCACCGACAAGATGGACGCGGTTACCAAGCAATACGCCGACAACGTCGTCCTGGGTGCGGGCGGACCGTTCCTGCCGATCGTCGCTGGGTTCAACAATGCGCTGACCGGCGAACTCTATCTGCCGCATATCGCGCCGACCGTCGATGAAATGGCGACGCCGCTATTTTGGGTCAACGGACAGATTCAAAGCCTGCAACTCCAGATCAACCAGCTTGAACAGAACCTCGTATTTGTCGGCCAACTCGATGTGCCGAATGACATCGTGACTTTCACGCCAGGGTTTGAAATCTCACACCCCGGATACCCATCACCCGGCCCGTTGCCTGACCCGAGCAGCTTGCCGAAAGGCTATTACGTCATCGTGACAGTGCCCGGCGCGCCGCCGCCGGGTTCGCACATCCCGCCGGTCTATCCGCCCAGCACCTACACCCAGCACGACTGGCTCATCAGCGACGGCGATGTCTGGGTCCATTTGATGTTGGGCCTCGTCTACTTTACCGCGTCGCAAATCGCGGTGCTGCCACAGGTCTACTCGGGCGCGACGACCGTGCAAGACACCCTGCAATGGTTGAGCGACACCAAGGTCAACCGCGCTGGCGACACCATGCAGGGCCAGCTATTTCTGCAACTGCCGACCACCGATATGTCGGCGGTGCCGTGGCATACCCTGGTGCAACAGCTTGGTGGCTATCTCGCGCTGACCGGCGGCAACATGCTGGGCGGCATAAGCTTCGACAACAGTCTGGTCAGCCCCAGCACCACCGACACGTCGCACTACCTGACGTTTTGGAACCCGGGGCTTGGCATCGGGGTCAGTGCCACGCGGCTGAATTACGTCGTCGACTTTAACAGCAGCCACTATTTCATCGTGGCTGGCATTGACCAATTTTACATCAACAGAGGCGGCGTTGGGGTAACGCAAGGTCTCTATCTCGGCCATGATCCGCCGACCGCTGACAGCGAGGCGGTGACCAAGCGCTACGTCGACGGCCGCACGCCGTTCACCACCGACGCGCCGAACGACCAGAACTGGTATGGCCGCCATGCCGCGCAGTGGGGTTATGTGCCGGGTGTGCAGTATATCGGGGCTGGCGCCTATAATCTGAACGCGGTCAGCCCGTTTGGCTTCATGGGCATCCTGTCGATCACCAATCAGGCCAGCGCGCCCAATTGGCCGAGCGACAATCCCGACCAGACCGCATCGGTGCTGCACACCTACAACAGCAACGCGGCGTGGCAGGGCCAGCTTATGATGGGCGGGCGCCAGCGTGGCCAACAGCCCGCCCTATGGTATCGCAGCTATGATGACGCGTATGTCGGCGGCTGGTCGCCCTGGACGCGCCTGATCGGCAGCACGGGCGGCACGTTCCTCGCGACAGTGGTTTTCTTCGCCAACAACACACCGGGCATGGTGCCGGTTATCGTGCAGGGCAATGGCTCTGCCGTTACGCCCGCCCAAAATTGGGGCGGCGCGTTCCAATTCAATCAGAGCGGCGGCAACAGCGAATTAGACTTCATCAACCTGTTTAACAATCCAGGGCGCAGCTTCAGTTGGTGGCAGATGAATACCGGCGGCACGGCGCTGACGGAAATCGGATGGTTCTCTCCCAACGGCAATTTCTCAGTGCCTACAGCGGTCTATACAGGCTCGGTCCATCTCAGCCAGACGCCGACTGCATCAGATCAGGCAGCGACGCTAGGGCAAGTGAACGCAGTCAGCGCGTCGCTTGGAAACTACCTGCCACTCGTGGGAGGCATACTAACCGGCAATCTGACACTGAATGCCTCATGGCCAACCATCAGTCTGGATACAGCGACAGGCAACGGGCGGCAGATTATGGGGTTCACCAGCGGCAGTGCCCGTTGGTTGTTGCGGATTGGAGATAACGACCCAGAAAGTGGAAACAATCTGGGGGCGTCCTTCGCGCTGTATCGCTATGGCGACGGCGGCGGCTACCTTGGTATGCCGTTCTTCATCTCACGCCAGACCGGTGACGCTTCGTTCCAGGGCACGATCTTCGTCGGCACCGACCCGACGCAGAACTTGGCGGTCGCCACCAAGCAATACGTCGATGCGGTCCGCACGGCACTCGGCGGATACCTGCCGCTCAGCGGGGGCGCCCTCTCGGGCCTGCTGACCGCGCAGGCTGGTATCTCTGTGACCGGCGGACCGTTCACCGTTGGCTGGTCTGGTGCGGGTGGCGCTGGGATGGTGCTGCAAGCCGCTCCCGGCGCCTACAGGGCGCTGATCTGGGAGACAGGCGGGCTTCAACTATGGAACATTGGCAATTCCAGCGGAGAGCCGCGCGACGGTTCTAACACTGGCGGCGATCTGGCGTTCTATCGCTTCGATGACGCGGGAAATTTCCTC